CAATTTGGGCCATTTTAAGGGCTTTCTGAAAAGGTTTTCTGAACTCTGTATGGTTCTTGCCCTTTCCTGAAAAAACAAAATCATTGTCAATTCGTCTTACCTTTGAGAAATCCCGGAACATTTTTAAAACCTGATTTGACAATTCCAGGGTCCTGGGCCTTTTGTTTTTGGTTTTCAAAAAACTGATCCACCCTTTTTCCAAATCGACATTTTCCCATTTTAATTTGCAGACTTCCCTTAACCTTCCCCCGGTATCCAAAGCCAGATTGACACAAAGATCAAAGCCCTTGATATCCAGAGTCTTTTCAATTTTGGAAGTGGCATCCAGGAGTCTTTCCATTTCATCGAGGGTCAGAACTCTGTCAATCGTTTCTTCAACCAGTTCCCTTTCCAGGATTGGATTTTCAGGAATCAATGGGATTCTGTTTTTTCTCCAGTGGTTTCCCATCTGTTTATAGACAGCGGATAAGGCATTCAAATAATCATTGATGGTGGAAGGCTTATAGCTTTTCCTCATTTCATCCTTCACATTTTCAATCAGCCCTGGATGAACTTCATGAACTTTTAGCTTCCCCAGCTTCTTGATCCAGAAATGATGCTGGTTCAGTCTGTATTTCCTTTTGGAATTGGATAATTTGGAATTGAAATAATTGGAATTCTGATATTCCAAAATCACTTGTTCCAAAGTTCCTAAATCTTCCACCTGATATTTAAAAGGGTTTTTCCTTTTGTCTTCTTCAATCTCCAGCCTTTTTAAAAACCAAAGATCCATCAGTTGATTCAAAACCTCATCAGATTCAGGAATGTACCATTTTCCTTTGTGGTCTTTTTTGGCTGGATGACTTTGAAAGTCTGAAAGCTTTTTTTCTGCTGGCCTTCCATCTTTTTTGGGATGTTCTTTAAAAATCCCGTACCAGAACCACTGGTCCCGGTATTGTCTGGGAACAATTCTTTTATTAGACATTTTCTAAAATCTCCAATGTTTGAGTTTGTTTTTCTTCCAATTTTTTCAAGTGTTTTTTTGAACTTGAAATCTCCTTTTGATAAATCACTTCTCCTGGAACAACTGAATTTTTAGAAAGCAATGCCATTGATTCAACAATGGCACTGGCCTGATCCTGGGGATTGCAAAATTTTACAATCCAGGTGATTAAAAGTTTTTCTGGATCTGAATTTAAAAGGATTTGTTCAATATTATGGTTTTGACTAATTCCCAAAATTTTATCCATCAATTCAATATGAGAATCATAAGATTCTTTAAAAGGGCATTGGATCTGAATTTCATAGGCATATAATTTAAATTTCATAATCTCTTTTCATTAAGATGGATGTCTAAAAATCCATGTTCTTGGTTTATCGTTAATCATTTTTCGCTTTTAATAATTCTTTTGCCAATGAAATGGCCCCTTCCAGTTCATTGATTCGTTTATTCAAATCAACAATTTGTTTACTTTGATCCAGGTTCTGAACCTGGCCTTTCCCCAAGATCACATGATCCAGGGAAACGTTTTCCTTCTCGCAAAATTCCAAAATCTTCTCATAAGGAATTTTTCTCCTGTCCTTGTAGCCATTCAGACTTTGGGGTGACATCCCCAAAGCTTTGGCCACCTCATCATCTCTAGAAACTCCCAGGACCTTTTTCAGACGATCAACAATTAAACGGATGTAAGACATCTTTTCCATTTTTTCCATCTGATGAGCCTTCCTATTCCACGATCCGGGGTTAAAGATGAAAAAAAGTTTGACATGATCATTATTTCCTTTATTTTGATAAATGATTTATTGATTGAATCCTTGGATTCATGAAACCAGTGATATATATATAGGGTTTTGAAATGGATGTCAAATCAGAAAACAGACTGAATCAAACGATGGAAAGGCTGATCCTTCAACTGGAGGAATTCACCAGGGTTTTTGGGGGGGCAGTTCTTAGGTCTGATCAAAAAAGGGAAATGGATGAAATCAGGGCTGAAATGAAAGCCCAATATAGGAAGGAATCGGATGCCTGAAAAACTATTAATGGCCTGGGAAGTGGCCCAGGAGTTTGGGGTTTCAAACTCCAAATTCTTG